ATTTTCTTTATTCAACTGTGCGACTTTATCATCAATTGTCACATCTTTAATTGACACCCATCCTCTCGCTTCAGTTAGCACATCATGGTCTTCTGTTAAACAGAATTTATCTCCCAATTCTGGGATTCTATCTTGTAAAACACGAATCTTTACTAATGCTAACCCCTTATTATTCACAGTAACTACTACATCTTGAACTGTTCCACTTGTCCATACTTGCGCAGTAACTGACGCATCTTTCATATCACTACCTTGAGCTTGAATATAGCGACCAACAATCACAGTATTTTCATCAACATATTCACCTTTCTTAATAATACCACGTTCATCTAATTTTCTATAATCTACTCCAGACTTTAGTGCTGTCCAACCAGGTATATTAAGAGGATTTGCAATTCGTGTCTTTGTATGGGCTTTATCATCATCCTCTTCAAATGCTTCATAACTTCTAAATGTCATATTTCTGAATAATCCACGTTGAATAGAATCAGCATTAAAAACAATACCATCTTCTTGATTATAACCGCTGAAACAACCCATTGCTAAAACTAAATTATGACCATAGCCAATCTGACCATCTGCAACATAATCATAATATAATGTTCTAACAAGTGGTGCTTCCCCATAACATAACAAATGTGTTTGATTATCATAACGATTCATATAATTTGTAGAATATATTGATATACCTTGCTTCGATTGACTGCATGACAATTGATTACGAGGAGATTGATTGTGATTTGGAAATGGAATCATTGATGTAAGAAGACCAACCATTGTGGAAGGATGTAACTCAACGTGTGTTGATTCTTTTGTAATTAATTCTGGATACATTGCAATATACGCTTCATTTGATTCATAAGGATCTATATATTCAATGCATCCAATATGTGAAGCCAGTTTCTCTATATAATCTTCATATGAAGGACTTTCAACATTTACTAAAGGATCTGTAAAAGTAATACTAGGTATATCGTATTTCTTTGTTAGTTCTAGAGAACCCATTACTAATTCACGCCAAGTATCTGCTGCTTTAATTTTCTCATAAGGATATTTACCATTTTTAATAAAGATAACAGGACGCATTGGTCTTCCTTCATCAAAATAAAATGATACTCTTCTTTCACGAATATTAAATGTTACAGAGCTATATGCTGGTAAACATCCAGTATATTTCATTAACTTACAAATTTCTACTAATTTCTGTGGTTTCAAGCAAAATCCAATAATACCACTATTTACATAGACTGGAACCGCAACTTTCATCATAAGAGGTGTTAAATTATTTGATTCAATAATTTCCATTTTATTATATAACCATTGTGTAAATATTTGTGGCTCCATAGAAATACTAACAGCGGTAAGAATTGATAAATTTTTAGTAATACCAATACTAGAGCCTCCAGGGGTTTCTGATGTGCAAAAATAACCAAATTGTGTAGTATGTAGACGACGAGGGCCTTGAAGACCCATACTAGTGTCAAAATCCAATACTACACGACGACAATGAGATAAGAAATCTAAATATGATAGTCTTGATAATGGTTGTAATACTCCAGATTTTTCTTCACCAACACCAGAACTCCACTTACCTTTGAACCCACGATTAATTCCTTCTGTGATAAATCCTACATTGAATAAAGTATTTATATTTCCAGGCAAGAAAATATTTAAAAAATTTTGACCAGAATATATTGTAGTATTATATTTATATTCTTTGTCTATTGTTCGTGCAACCTGTTTTGTCCATGTATTGTATGTATTTTGAAATAACATTCTTACAAGAAAGCCACTTGTTAAACAACGTTGATTACGAATATCATCTTTATCAGTGCTTGTATCATAGTTTGCTTTTACTCGTAGAATCTTACGTACACAATCAGCTAAATATAATGCTTTATTCATGGGTGCATTATCAACGTGAATAAATGTTTGGTTATATAATATATCATATATATGCGCCTCAGAAAATCCTTTTGTTAGAACTTTCATATATTGAATTGCTGAATATGTATCTAGTAATGGATGTGCGTCAAGAAGACTCTCATGTAATAACGGTGCTAAAATCTTTGCTTCAGTATCATTCTCATTTGGAAAGATACAGCGCAAAATATCTTCATCTGTTTGAACACCAAAAGCTCTAAATAATACAAATAGTGGAACTGCTTTTCTTACAAAAGGAATTGTTATTTCAATTGTATTTTTGTTCTTCACTAGATTAAACGCAACACGCTTTACAAGTCGTGTTTTAGGATTCAAACATTGTATGGAAGCAAAAATCTCAGATTTAGGATTTTTTTCTTGCTTTGTAATATATAACGTATTAAATGCCTGCTCTTGACGAGTAATAAGAACTTTCTCTGCTCCATCCACGATAAAATAACCACCATAGTCATAAGTGCATTCGCCAACATCTTTTAAAAATACATTTGGTTTATCATGTAAAAGACAATATCTAGAATGTAACATAATAGGAAGTTGAAATAGAGGAATCCGTGCAAGATAGTCATACTCTTTTAAAGTCGATGAATCAAGTAATACTTCATGCTTTTCTAACTTTCCATATTCATTTGGTCGAACAAATGTAACTCTAATAACTATAGCAGCTTCCACTGTTGAAGCATATGTTAAATTGCGGAGACGTGCTTCATTTGGATAAAGAATACGAATTTCTTCATTATTCTTTAATGAAAGTGTAGGAGTTCCAATAAAGAATTGGTCACCATTTAATCCTCCAATAAAAATTTCTACCTTATAAGCATATTCATCCGTATTACCTATCTTTTCTTCTAAAAGTAAAATTGGGTTTGCTGCTTTAATAATGGCAGGAATATCATTCGAAACAAATTGGTCAAAACTATTAATCTGATGATGTGTAAATGGATATGAAAAAGTTTTAAAGTACTTTTTCAATAAAGATTCTGCATAATACCTTGAATCAAAGCTTTGATTAGACATGATTCACGACCTAATGATATAGTAGTTTTGTTTTTTAAAGTGCTCTTTTATACTTATAGTTTTACCACTCTATTGCTAGTATCTAATACACTAGAGCCTGGGCTTAATGGGATACCTAGTCTAATGGATTCAGCATCTTGACCTAGACTTGCAGGAATACTTGCAGCAAACATTCGTTGACCGCCTTTCATAAATTCATTTGAACCCATTCCAGAACTAACTTGTGGCGTAGTATCTATTTTACCACAATCAGCATCCATCGCAATATTATTAATACTATCATAAAAGCTTAATCCACTGCTTACATATGGTAAATAAGAGCCATGTGTGCCATCTATACCGGGACGTAATGTATAGTCAATAGGGGCAGAGCCACCAGTTTGTTTCTTATTTTTTCTTGTTCCTTTAGCGCCACCACTTTTATTTTGTAGTTCTAAATATGAGTTTGCTTCCTTCTCACCAATAGCTTTACCAAATCTAGATTTCCAAAGAGTTTGAAAAACATTAACAGGCATATTGGGTTTTCTTTTAATTTCTGCATCAATATGTTCAAATGCTTTACGGAGAGTAGGTATTGTCATTGGTTTGTGCGACTCTGATTGTTTTTCATGCGTTTTTTTATTTCCCCCAACTTTTTTACTTAATCTCTTTTTTCTTGTTAATCTTGGCATCTACTTATAGTTTATAATTGTTTCTCTAGTTCAATAATCTTTTCAATAGGAATATTCGAATATTTTGGTTTATCTGTAATAAAAGCTTGCTCTTTTGGTTGAACTACCGTAAATTTAGGAACTGTAATTTTAATATTTGTAAACATATTGAGAGTTGCAATTAAAATTCCTATTGTTATAATTACTCCAAATAGTAGAGGCATAGAATTTTGCAAAGAATCTCTCCATAGTGAAATAAAATATTCATGTTTAAACATCATATAATGAGCATATGCCGCTATACTAAAAAATATTATTGTTAAGATAAAAATAGTAGTTGGTGTTATTTTAGGAACTATAGCAAAAACAAATACACCACTCATTAATAAAACAAATAATGTTGGTAGAAACAATTCCATTTCTTCTATATCTTATCAATTAAATCTATTTGCGTAATAAAGTGTTTTCTACAACAAGCCCGTTTAAGATTTAGTTTATCCATAATTACCTTTTCAGGTGTAGTAGGAATATTATTACCATCAAAATAATATCGCTCAAGTGATTCTCCTTTCTTTAGTTTTTTAACTTCTTCTTGAAAATACCTCCATTTATCAGCAATCATTTTGCCACAACTCATGCACCGAATTGGAATAATCATATCTAGTATAATACAAAATATATATTTAAAATAGTTTTAATTTTTTAAAAATTTTGTATTCTGCGCTATAATTTTTATATTACATTGTATTTCGCTTTTAGAAATGTCTTCTGTGTCTAGTGCGAGCGGTAATAACTACCAAGGATTCAACCCTGTGGGGCGTAAGATTCGTGCTTTAGAGACTATTGTAGAATCTCTACGAAAGGAACTTGATGAACTGAAGGTTAGACCTTCTCAAAGTGGATCGGGACAAGCGGGTCCCGCTGGCCCTCCGGGTCCTCAAGGCCCTGCTGGACCTGCTGGCCCTGCTGGACCTAAAGGTGACCAAGGTGAAGTAGGTCCTCAAGGTCCTAAGGGGGAACAAGGTCCTCTCACATACATTGCAATGCCTCAGACCAATGTTACTACACCAACTGCAGCAACAAAGGCTTAAATCTCTTTACGAATTGCTCGTAGTGAAGATTCTGAAATCTTAATATCTTCATTTTGCTCTAACTCAAATGCCAATCGTTTGAGACCAAGTGATGGATACTTTTTAAAATAAGAATGAATAATTGTTATTTCTTCATTCTTCCATTTTGACTGCCTCAAAGGCTCTTCTTTTATAGTAATATCTCGCTGCTCTCCTTCACTTGTTAGAACTATGCCACCAATATGTAATTTACCAGCATGATGTAAATCATGGCATGACTGACATACTACAATTAAATTTCTAGCATCATCTTTATGAAGCCCATCTGGTAAAAATCCATTTTCATTTGCTTTTTTCTGTTGAACAATATGATGGACTTCTAACATTTTAGAATTTGAGCATTTACATACTTCACATTCTTTTACATCAATATTTTTATTATAAGAAGTATTTTTAGAAGTTTCGTTTAGAATCTCTTTACGAATCTCTTGTGCTAAATCTAAATATTCAGATGGAATATTCATAGCTTTTGCAACTTCTAAACCATAATATGTACTGCCAGGACCTTCTTCAAGATTTCTGTCATACACTAATAAATCTTTTACAGGGTCATAATGAACTTTCAAATGATAAATTTTTAGATTTCTTAACTCTTGAATTTGTTTAATTTTATTTAATCCATGATAATGTGTTGCAAAAATAAAACATGTATGTTTTCTCTGAAGCCAAATAATACCAGAAGCAACTAATGAAGTTGCTGATACAGATTCTGTTCCAGAACATAATTCATCTCCAAGAACTAAACTATATTTATCTGCTTTCTTAAGAATTTCACGGAGTTCAAGCATTTCTACTGCAAATGATGAAAGGCCAGCATAAATATTATCTTGATTTAATATTCTTGTATAAATCCCTCTAAACGGTTTTAATACAAATGAGCTTGCTGGGACATAACATCCCACTTGTGCTAATAGTGTAGCAATACCAACTGCTTTCATGAGTGAAGATTTACCAGAAGCATTCATTCCATAAAGCAACCATCCTTTTCCAGAATTTAATGATACATTATGTTTTACATATTCTATTCTTGTATTTTGTGATTCAATAAGTGGATGTCTTAATCCAATAATTTCAACACCAGAGCCATGTTCATTATCTTCAAAAATAGGTTTTGTAAAATTCTTTTCTTTACACACTTTTGCCATAGAAAATAAAATATCAATATCTGAAACATAATCTTCAATTTGTAACCATAAATCTTTGAACATATCATATAAAGTATTACAAATTGGCGGAAGTTCTTTTGACACAGAATCTTTTAATTTTAAACGTAATGCAAATACTAAGTTATGAATATCCTCTAAATAAGAACTAGTTAGAGACCCATTTGATTTACGAATTGTAGTATTAATGTTTATATGAGGCCATAATTCTTTTTTTGTATTTTTTAACTTAGTATCTATATTTGTAATAATCTTTCGTGAAGCATCAATAGAAAAAAGATTTGATTCTTTTTCTTCAAACTTTAGAGATTCTCCAGTAAATTTATTTAAATTCTTTAAAAAAGTATTTGCTTTAGTTTTTTGTTCTTGAATTGCTTTCTCAAGTTCACATGTTTTAGGGGCCAAACTATTATTTAAAAATGAAATATCTTCAGAAGAATTCTTTGCTTTTTCAATATCAAATTGCGTTTTAAAATGTGTTATATAACCAATAAACGCATTACGTAATTCATTATTTACATGTAAAGGTGTTTCTTCTAGTATACTCATAATTTCAAGAATTCTTGTATAACTTTGTTCTAGATTCAGAATATCTGTAGAATTCAAATTATAAAGTGTAAATTTATGATGAATTCTTTGTAAATCAGAAATTTGTTTTAACGCAAATTCAATCTGTTTCTTAGCAGAAGCATCTAGATTCATTGCAAGTTCTAAACGGTATATACGCATAGATAGTATGTTAACATCACTGAGTGGATATAATAATCGTTCAAGAATTGCTCGCTTGCCCAAAGGTGTAAATGTTTTTTGAAAATAAGAAAGAATACTTTCATTTGTTGAAGAAATCATATTTAATTGGTTCAATACATTATTTCCTAGATAAACATTATCTTCTGGTTTCCATACAGTATGCTCTTCTAAAATCTGTTTTGTAGATGGAAAATGGTCTTCAATAAACTCTAGGAGACGTACAAAAGATATTTCAATATCTGTATGTACAATAATATTTAGCTTAGAATAAATTGAAATAATACTTTTATTTGAAAAGAATCTTTTAAAAACTTCTTCAGAATTAATAATTTTCTTTAATGAGCTATATTGTTTAATATGTAGAATTGTTGTTGGAATTCCTAGATTTTGTTTTAAATACTGCTCAGTTGGTTTCTGGAGATTTTCACCATTCCATAAAACAACACATTCACGAATAGGATGTACTTGAAAAAAATGTAGCAATCTATCGAAATTCCAACTATCATATTTACCTTCTAGTTTCGAGCTGTAACTCAAACAACGCCCAGTAGAAATATCAGTAACACTAATAGAAAACATAGGTGCTGCGCTTAACACTTCTTGTAAATACAGACAACCAATGAATACAGAATCAGAAGAAAATGCTTCTACATGAGTTCCTGGTGATAAAATTTGTGAAACTTTTCTAGAAAGAACTTTATTTTGTGGCCCACCTTTTTCTTGGTCTACAACTACAACTGTCCAACCTTCTCGTGTAAGAACTGATGCGAATTTATGAAGACTTTGTTCTGGAATGCCAGCAAATAAATCGTTATTTTCTTTGTATGTCAATTGAATATTTAATATAGCAACTGCTCGTTGCATGGATGTTTCACCTAAGCCTGTTTCTAGTTGAATAGAATCATACATTTCATAGAATTTACCAACTTCTAGAAAAATGCATGTATTGGGGCCATATTTTTGGGAATGCTCTTTATAGAGCCTTTGATACTCTTCTCTCATGGTTCTACTGCTATATTAATATAGTACTAGGGCTTTAACTTCTTTTACAATGCTTTGTGCTTCAGTTTTTTGCTAAGCAAAAAACTTTAGCGGGAAGCTTTGTTTACAAAGCTTTGTGCTTCATACTCATATAATCATTATAAATCTGTCTTATCATAGATTCTGGAGCCTTAGAATCTTTCTTAATAAGTTTCGCATCAGATAAAATTCTTTTAATTTCTTCTAAAGATTTCTCTTCAGAATGTTTTTTAATTGTTTTAGCAACCCCCAACTTTTTACGAAGATTCTTTAAAGAAAACTGAATTCGTTTAGAAGATTTACGTGT